GTGCTCGAACGCGTGAAGGCTCTCGACGCATACGTCGAGCAGCGAGACGTTGGCGAGCGTGTGTCCGTGAAGATCGGAGGCGAGACGTATACCGGGCAGCCGGAGATCCTCACCGTGACCGAGAACGCGGTCGAGCGTCCGGTGGAGGGTCCGTTCAAGTACCCGTCCGGGTGGGAGGGCCGGTACGACCCGGTGGAGGGCCGGTACATCGGCATGGACGACATCTACATGCCGGCCGACTTCGACCCGACCCGAGACGCCGGCTCCGCGATGGTGCAGCCGACGTCGGCGCGCGACGGGATGCTGGCGCAGGCGGACGTGCTCGACTCGGAGGCGACGACGCTCCGCTCGATCGCCGACTCCGCCGAGGGATCGGCCGTGGCGGAGCAGATCAGGGAGCGCGCCGGCGAGCTCGAGCGCGGCGCCGAGAACCTCCGCTCGATCGCGAGCGAGACGACGACCGTCGAGAATGCTCTGACGACGATCAGGCAGCCGGGCTCGACTCCTCCCGACCGGATGCTGCGGATCGCCGGCTACGCGAACCGTGGCGACGGACGCAGCTACGGCGGCGGGCTCGCCGACTACTCCTCCGCCGACATCATCGAGACGCTCTCCTCGAACGCGCTCACGCCGACGGGGGCGGCGCGGCTCGTGCGCGAGCTCGAGGCGCGCGGCGACGCTCCTCCGGGAATGTCGTCCACGGTGACGGCGAGCGCGCCGTGCGATGAGTGCGACGAGCTCGACGCTCTCGTCGCGGCGATCCCGGTGAAGCCGCCGGCCGACTGGTTCGAGCTCCCGAAGCTCGAGCGGCCGACCGCGATGACCGTGACAGACGACGGCCGGATCTTCGGGCACGCGGCCGTGTGGGGCACGTGCCATCTCGGGAACCCTCGAGGCGCCGGCGTGTGCGTGCAGCCTCCCCGCTCGCAGTCGGATTACGGTCTGTTCCATCTCGGCGAGGTCGAGACGGCTTCCGGTGCTCGGGTGCCGGTCGGGCAGATCACGCTCAACACGGGGCACGCGCCGCTCGGCGCGAGCGCGCGCAACGCGGCGGCGCACTACGACCACACGGGCACGTGCGCGGCCGACGTCGTGGTCGGCGAGGACGAGCACGGCATCGTGTTCGCCGGCGCTCTCCGCCCCGACATGACGCCGGAGCGGGCGCGAACGCTCATGGGCTCGAAGATCTCCGGCGACTGGCGCGGCGGCGAGCTCGTGGGGCTCCTCGCGGTGAACGTGCCGGGCTTCCCGGTGCCTCGGGCGCGGCTCGTTGCGTCGGCGGAGGGCGTGGACGAAGTGATGGCGCTCGTCGCGGCCGGCGTGGTCGTGGACGCGGAGCGGTCGCCGTTCGCGGGGCTGCGGCCGGAGGCGGTCGTGGAGATCCTCGCGGCGCGCGCTGAGGGCATCGACGCGCTCGTGGAGCTCGCGGGTGCCTGACGTCGAGCTTCGGTTCCTGACGTCGCAGACGAAGGCCGACACGGATCAGGCGGGGCTCGTGATGGAGCTCAATGGCACCGTGTGGCTCGTGAACCCGGACGGCACACGGACGCAGCTTCCGGGAGGGGAGGGCGGCTGCGAGTACCTCACGTGCGCCGACGGTGGCGCGCGTCTCGACGCGAGGGGCGTGCAAGTCGTGGCGTCGGAGGAGGAGGATGGGTCGTCCGAGGTCTACGTCGCGGTCGAGAACCCCGGCGACGAGACACGCGCGGCGGTGGTCGTGCAGGGCGACGACGAGGCAGGATCGAGCTCCGTCAACGTGCTCGCGCAGCTTGACGGCGCTGCGGCGCAAGCCGGCATATACGTCGAGGCTGCCGACGCGGATGCGTCCGTGAAGGTGTACGCCGATCGTCTCCACTTCGACAACGGAACACCGATCACCCGCCCGGTGATCGATCTCGGGTCGGGAACGCTCGCGGCCGACGTCGCGAACGCTCTCGCCGATCTCGGGCTCGTCACGCTCGCCCCGTGATCCACGTCGTCGTCCAGCATCATCCCGCGCGCGAGCATCTCCTCCCGGAGCTCCTCGGGCGGCTCCCGGCCGGCACGGTCGTGGTGACCGACCCGGAGCCCGACTCGACGGTGCGGAACCCGTGGCGCTGCTACCGGGCGTGCATCGAGAGCGCGCCGGCGGACGCGTCGCACGTGCTGATCGTGCAGGACGACGCGCTCCCGCACCCTGATCTCCCGGCCGTGCTCGAGGACGTGATCGCGGCGAAGCCGACGAGGATCGTGTGCCTGTTCGTCGCGTCGCAGCCGGCGCGCGGCGCCGCCGCGATCCTGCGCGCGATGAAGGCGGGGCAGCCGTGGGCGGATCTCTCGCCGACCGACTTCCTGCCGGTCGTCGCGACCGTGTGGCCGGCCGAGCTCGCGCGCGAGTTCCTGCGGTGGGCTGACCGCAACGCTCGCGTCGGGCAGCGCTCCGACGACGGCATCGCGGGACGGTGGATCAGGATGAAGTCGCTACGGCCGGCCGCGACCGTCCCGTGCCTCGTGGATCATCCCGACGTCGAGCAGTCGCTCATCGGGAAACGAGCGATGGCCGGCAAGAATCCCGCGCGCGTCGCCGTCGTGTCGCCGGAAGGGCGCGACATTCGCTCGATCGCGTGGTGAGATCGCCGTAAGATCCCGGCCGGCCGGCGCGGACTACGTGATGGAGCCGGCAGCGCGGCGTGAGGGTGACAAGCTGACTGGCACGTGACGGCGATCCAACCCCGGCGCCGCCGGCTCCACCGTTTCCACGTGGAAACGAACCCCTTGCGCGATGTCCTACCGCGTGCGGCAGACTGCCGAGCAGCACGGGAAACGCATAGCGCGACCGCGCAAGTCCGGGGACATAGCTCCCGAGGACGCGAACCGAACGATCAACGCGTACTCAGAGGAGGACCCCGGAATGTTTCCCAAGATCCCCGACGACCTCACGGGTCTGAGCGACGAGGAGCTCGTCGCCGCGCTCGAGCAGCACAAGGAGATCGTGAAGAAGGTGAAGGCGTCGGATCCCGACGTCATCGGCGAGCTCGACGGCGACACGGTGATCGCGTCGCTGACCGCCGGCGTCGCCGACATCGAGCGCATCCGCGCCGAGCAGGCGGCACGCAAGGCCGGCGAGGAGGCGTTCGTCTCGAAGGTCGAGGAGCTCACGGCCGGCATCGAGGACGACGACGAGGAGCCCGAGGCGGGCGACTCGGACGAGCCTGCGGCCGAGGTCGTCGCCGAGGGTGAGGTCGAGGCGGTCGCCGAGGGCGACGCGGCCGAGGTCGTCGCCGAGGCGGAGGCCGCGACGGCGGAGGCGGTCGAGCCGGCGGAGGCCGAGCTCGTCGCCGCAACGCAGACGCGTCTCTCGATCCCGCGCGCGTCGAAGCAGCACGAGCCGCTCGCGGCCGAGCAGGGCGGAAGGTTCGCTCTGACGGCGAGCGCGGGGCTCGAGGGCGTCCGCGAGGGCAAGCCGCTCGACAAGCTCGAGCTCGCGCAGGCGATGATCGACAAGCGTCGCCGCATGACGGCCGCTCCCGGCCGGCGCGAGGAGGTCATCGTCGCGTCCGCGAAGTGGGAGTATCCGCCCGAGCGGATCCTCGACCCGCGCGACTCGTACGAGGCGACGCAGGCGAAGCTCGACGCGGTGGTCGGCGAGGAGGCGCTCGTCGCGTCCGGCGGGCTCTGCGCCCCGGTGACGCCGTACTACGAGCTCATGAACGTCGCGGTGCCCGACCGCCCCGTGCGGGACGGGCTGCCGGCGTTCCAGGCGGTGCGGGGCGGGCTCCAGTTCGCCGCTCCCCCGGTGCTCGGCGACGTCACGACCGCGATCACGTATCTGACGGAGGAGGAGGACGCGCAGGGCGGCACGTTCGCCACGAAGTCCTGTCAGGTGGTCGAGTGCCCCGACTTCTCGCAGGTCGATCTCGCGATCGTCGCTCACTGCGTCCAGTTCGGGAACCTCGGCTCGCGGGCATTCCCCGAGCAGGTCGCGCAGTTCAACGAGCTCGTGATGGCGGCGCACGCGCGCGTCGCCGAGACGGCTCTGCTCGACGGCATCGCGGCAGCCTCGACGGCGGTCGCGGCGGCGACGGCGACCTACGGGTACGCCGGCACCGGCGGGCTGCTCGCCGAGGTCCTCGTCGCGGGCGCGGGCATCCGGTCGCGGAACCGGATGGCGCGCAACGCGAAGCTCCGGGCGATCTTCCCGGAGTGGATCGAGCCGTGGCTCGTGTCCGATCTCGTGAACAGCCAGTTCGATCGGTTCTCGCGTGACGTCAACGGCGTCGCGGCGCTCCTTCGGGATCTCGGGAACATCGAGCTCGTGCTGACGAAGGACGGCGCGACCGGGGCATCGCAGGTGTTCGGCGCGCAGAACGCCGGCGCGCTGCTCACGTTCCCCTCGACGGTCGTGTGGTACCTGTTCCCGGAGGGGAGCTTCCTGTTCCTCGACGGCGCGCGCCTCGAGCTCGGCATCGTCCGCGACTCGGTGCTCAACGCGACCAACGACTTCCAGATCTTCGGCGAGACGTTCGAGAACGTCGCGTTCGTGGGTCCGGAGGCGATGGCGGTCACGTCCACCATCTGCCCGGCGGGCAGCACGGGCGGGCCGGTCGCGACCGACGACCTCCTCTGCTAGCCGAGAGCGCTGGCGGAGACTGACGGCAACCGGAGAAGGGAGAGGGTGGTCACGAGATGAGCACAATGGTCTACGGGCCCCCTCTCCCTCTCGACGGTCCGATCCCGGAGGCGCCGGCGTTCCGGCTGCTCGACACGGCGCTCGTCACCGATCGCGAGTTCCCGCATATCGAGAACGGCGTCCACGTGTACCCGTTCCCGACGATCACGCCGGAGGGCACGATCCCGTGCGCCGACGGCACGTACCGCACGAAGGACGAGGGCACCGGCGTCGATCTCCCGATCTTCGGCCCGTTCGCCGCGTACGTCGCGGAGACGTGCTCGAGCCTCTCGATCCGGTCGCAGGAAGACTTCCGCGACCGGGCCCGGCTCGTGCTCGACGCGACGGAGAGCATGGCGGTCGAGCGGCAGCTTCTCCTCGACGTGTTCTCGACGGGGAGCCCGTACGTGGGCGACTCGAACGCGACGATCCTCGGAGGCGGCGCCGTCGGGCCGATCGAGGGGCTCGCGCTCCTCGAGGACGCGATCGGCGCGACCGGCCGGCAGGGGCTCATCCATGCGACGCCGGGCACGCTGGCCGCGTGGGACGGGCTCGGCGCCGAGATCGTGGAGCGCGACGGGAAGCTCTACACGCGGCGCGGCACGCCGATCGCGGTCGGGGACGGCTACATCGGCACGAACCCGGACGGGGAGGCCGCGCCGGGAGCGACGCAGGCGTGGGCATACGCGACCGGGCCCGTCGTCGTGTACCGCGCAGCCGACATCTTCATGCTTCCCGACAACGTGAAGGAAGCGCTCAACCGCGACTCGAACGTCATCACGTATCGGGCGGAGCGGCCGTTCGTCGCGTGGTGGGACACCGCGCTACAGGCCGCAGTCCTGATCGACCGATCCGCGTAGGAAGGAGGAGGAGAACATGCCGCAGGCAACCGCAGTGTGCGGAACCCTGATCCACATTTGCGCCCTCCGGGTCACGCGGCTCGACTCGGACGGGAGCCCGTCTTCGGAGGAGAACAACGCGTACGTGACGAACAACGTCATGAGCGTGCAGGTTTCCCCGGTGATCGAGGAGGGGCTCGACTCGACCCTCGTCGGCGGGTGCGACTGCATCATCGCGTCGTACAAGGGCACGAACAAGCTCAAGCGGTTCGAGTTCGTGCTGACGCTGCCGACGTTCGAGCCGGCGCTGATCGAGATGCTGACCGGCGCCACGCTGATCGAGGACGAGTCCGACATTCCGGTGCCCATCGGGATCTCGTGGCCGCAGCAGCTTTCGTGCGACGACGCGCAGCAGCCGCCGGTCGCGATCGAATGGTGGGCTGACCTCTGGACGGAGGACAATCAGAACGCGGAGTGGCCGTACGCTCACTCGATCTACCCGATGACGTTCTGGCAGATCGGGCAGCAGACGGCCGAAAACGACTTCGCGCAGCCGACCTTCAACGGCTTCTCGCGGACCAACACCGAGTTCGGCGATCCGTACGCGGATCTCCCGAACACGGGCGTGACGTCCGACTTCCTCGACATCGGCGGGGAGTTCCTCACGACGCAGGCGCCGCCGACGGCCGAGTGCGGCTATCAGACGGCCGGCCCGTACACGTAGCCGAGAGGAGGGGGCTCGATGAGCTCCATCGTGACCGAGCCGGCGTTCGGGCCGTGCGTGGAGTGGGCGACCGCTGAGGAGGTCGCGGCATTCTGCACGGCGGCGGACGTCGGCTCGGACACGAGCGTGCTCGAGGAGTGGGCGGAGGCCGCGTCCGAGCTCCTGTTCGAGTTCTCCGGCCGTCGCTTCAACGGGGAGTGCGAGGACACGGTGCGGCCGTGCCGGATCGGCGCGGGGTGCTGGGAAGGCTTCGCGTCTCCGGGGTGGCCGTTCGTCGCGGGCGTCTCGTGGTCGTGGGGCTGGAACGGCACGTACGGCGCGTGGGATTGGGGATGGTGGGGCGGAGGTAACTCCGTGTGCGGGTGCCGAGGGCTCTCGCAAGTCGAGCTCGCCGGCTACCCGGTCACGTCGATCGTGGAAGTCAAGATCAACGGCGCCGTGCTCGACCCGCTCTACGATGACGGGTCGCCGGCGTACCGGCTGGACGAGTACCGCTACCTCGTCCGGATGAACGATCCCGACGCTCCCGACACGGCGGCGCGGTGGCCGTCGTGTCAGAACCTCGCGCTCGAGGACGACCAAGAGGGCACGTGGTCGATCCGGTACACGTACGGGCAGCCTCCCCCGGTCGCCGGGGTGCTCGCCGCGAAGCAGCTTGCGTGCGAGCTCTATCAGGCGTCGATCGGCGGGGAGTGCCGGCTGCCGGCAGGGACGACGACGGTCACCCGGCAGGGCGTGACCGTCGATCGGCTCCTGTTCAAGTCGTGGGCTCTGACGCCGGCGGGGTGGGGCACCGGGCTCCCGCTCGTGGACGCGTTCCTCAACGCGTTCAATCCGGAGGGCGTGAAGATGCGTCCGCTCGTGTGGAGCCCGGACATTCAGCAGAAGCCGCGCCACACGGGAAGCTGACATGCCGGGCGTCACCACGACTCCCGTCTCGCCGAACGATCTCTACGAGGTCTGCGACGAGCTCCTCACGTTCGCGGCGTCGGCGCTCGACTCGCTCGCCGACTGGCCGGAGACGGCCGACCTCGCCGGCGCCCCGGACGCGCGGTTCATCACGCCGGGGCTGCCCGCGATCGACTGTTGCCCGGCCATGTGGGCGTACACGGGGATTCTGCAAGAGGCGCCGACCTCGACGCGCGCGGCGCTCGACCCGGGGCACCGCTCCGGGTCGCTTCCCCGGGTGTCGCTCCCGACCGTGAATCTCCTCGTGGCGCGCTGCACGCCGACGTTCCGGCAGGGAGGCGGCGCCGACATCGAGCCGCCGACGAGCGATCAGCTTGCGGCCGTCGCGCGTCAGGTGTACGCGGACGGGTGGGTCCTCTGGACGGCGATCTCGCGCGCGATCCGGGCCGGCGAGCTCCTGACGCGCTGCTCGGAGGCGTACCTCGACTCCGGCGACCCGCTCGACCCGTCCGGCGGGTGCGCCGGCTGGACGATGACGCTGCGCGTCAACCTTCCCGGCTACCCGGCGGCTCCGTGATGGCCGACAAGCTGCGCGTGAATCAGGCGCTCCTCATGCAAGCGCTGCACGGCCGGCAGGGTCCCGTCGCGCGCGACCTCTCGAAGCGCGCGATCCGGGTGGAGTCGCGCGCGAAGCTCAACGCGTCGGGTATCAAGATCGCGGGGAACCCGAACCCGGAGCAGCGCGGGCCGCGCGTGCGGTCGGGCCGGCTGCGGAGCTCGATCTCGTGGGCGCTCGCCGAGGACGGGCGCGGTCTGTACGCGGCCGTCGGCACGAACGTCTACTACGCGAAGTGGGTCGAGCTCGGCTCCGACCGGGCTCCTCCGTACCCGTTCCTGCGGCCGGCTCTCCCTTGGGGCTCCGGCGCTGCGACGGCGCGGTAGCAGCGTGTCCGCGCTCCGGCGTAGACTCCGACGGGTCAACCCCAGGGGGAGGTACATCTCGTGAGAAACTTCGACGCCGAGCGCGCGGCGCACGCCGAGAAGGACATGGGTTTCATCATCGGCGGTGAGAGCTTCCGGATCCGTCCGGGCGTTCACCCTGACGTCTTCATCGAGTACGAGGAGACGCCGGTCACGGGGCAGCGCGACGTGATCGCGCTCATGGACAAGCTGATCAAGGCGTTCCTCATGACCGACGACGACCGGGCCCGGTGGGACAAGGTGGTCGAGAACGTGGACGATCCGATCACGGCGGGGCACCGTCGGGCGGTGGTCAACCTTCTCTACGAGGTCGAGTCCGAGCTCCCTACGAGCGCGCCCGAGCCCTCTGGACGTGGGCGCGGGCGCGGTCGCGGTACATCTTCGGGCGGCACGTCCTCGCCGGCGGGAGCGGAGAGCTAACGGCTCGGGCGATGATGCAGGCTGCCTACGCGATGCACGTGGACGAGTTCCGGTCGCTCGGGATGACGAGCGACGAAGCGATCGAGCGCGTCGAGGAGCTCCTCCTCCCGCCCGAGCAGTTCCGAGCGTCGCAGAACCGTCGCGCGTACGCGCATCTCCTCGCCGCTGCCGACGCCGGTCGGAAGGCGGGTAGCCGGTGAGCGGGATGGCCGTCGGCGAGCTCTACGTCGAGATCCGCCCGGACACGACGGGCTTCGCGCGCGACCTCAAGCAGCAGGTAGAGCGCGACGTCGCGGCGTTCACGGAGCGGATGCGGCAGCGGATGGGCCCGCGCGCGTTCGCGATGGCGGAGCGAACGGGGCTCGTGGACGCGGCGCAGCGCAACTACGCGATCGCGCAGGAGACGCAGTACCTCACGGCTTCGACGGCGGCGCAGGAGAAGGCGAACGCGGCACGGACGGCAGGGTGGGGAGCGATGATCCGGCAGCGCGCCGCGTACGGCGCTCTCGGGCTCGCCGTCGTCACTGCCGCCCGGGGCGTGGACGCGCTCGGCGAGGCGATCAAGGTCACGGGGAAGGACGCCGAGACGACGGAGGGCGCGCTCCGGAACATGGCGGCGGCGGCGACGAGCCTCGACGTCGAGTCGTTCGTGAAGGCCGGGCAGATCGCGTTCGGCCGGACGGTCGTGCCGGGCGGCGCGCGCGCCGACGACGCGCGCAAGGCGGCGGAGGCGCGCGAGTCGGAGATCATGAAGGCGATCGCGCTGACGAAGGACTACACGCAGGTCCAGCTCGCTCTCAAGAGCGCGACGGGCGAGGTCGGAACCGCTGAGGGCGCCGCGAAGTACGAGCTCGAGCAGCGGCTCCGGATACTCCGGCAGGCGCTCGAGCAGATCCCCGCGCAGCAGAGGCGCCTCGGCTTCGCGCAGCAGGGGCTCGCGGATTGGGCCGGCGACAACCCGAACCGCGCCGGCCGTGGCGGGCCCACCGATCAGGATTTCCAGCTTCGCGTGCTGCGGGCGCAGCAGACGAAGGCGACCGCCGACGACCTCGCGCTACAGCGCGACCGTGCCGAGTTCCTGCGCGGGCTGATCGCGCGCGCGGAGCAGGGCGGCGCGAAGACGCAGGAGGCGAAGGCGAACCTCATCCGGCTCTACGGGCTCCTCGATGACGCCGAGACGTCGATCTCGCAGATGCAGGAGGACAACCTCCGCCGGCGGCAGGAGCGGCTCTCGAACGAGATCATGCTGGCCGAGCACGCCGTGTCGCTACAGGCCGCGAACGCGCGCACGCAGGGGCAGGAGATCGCGGCGCTACAGGCGCAGGCGGCGCTCGCGACGCAGTACGCGCAGGACAAGCGTCTCACGGACGAGCAGCGTCTCGGGTACGAGCTACAGGCCGCGAACGCGCAGAAGTCAATCTGGCAGATCGAGCAGCAGATCGCGGCGGAGCGCACCCGGCAGGCGGAGGAGCAGTCGCGGCTCGCGGAGCAGGAGCGGCGCGAGAACGAGGAGAAGCTCAAGCGGCAGCGGGAGGCGGCGGTGCAGGCGCGCGAGCTCCGACTCGCGAACGCGGAGGCGAAGGCCGGGCTCACGAAGCGGCTCTCCGACGACAAGAAGGCCGTGAAGGCGACGATCGCGTACTGGAAGGAGCTCGTGCGCTCGACGGGCGGGCTCGAGCGGGAGCAGGCGCGGTCGCAACTGATCGCGGCGCGCGGCCGGCTCAAGTCCCTCAACGAGCAGAAGCAGCAGGGCGGCGCGACCGTCGGCGACTTCTTCCGCGAGGTCCTGTCCGACTTCCGGGCGTTCGGTCCCAACCACGCGAGCACGGCGGCGGGGATGCTCTCGCCGCAGCAGGCGCGCGGAGCGTTCGCCGGCGACGTCCTGACGCGCGCCTCGAGGAAGACGCTCGACACGGCGCTCGCGGAGGAGCGCACCCGGATCGGCCGGATGACGCTCGCGGAGCAGAAGCGCACGAACGCGCTGCTCGCACGGATCGCTTCGGGCGAGGGCAGGCCGTGGAATCCCGAGCTCGCCGGCGGGCCGAAGGTGCCGCCGCGCGTGCAGAATGACGTCATCCGGATCGCGGGGGCGATCCTCAACGGCGCATGATCATCGACTGGTCGCTCCCGTTCTCGATCGTGTCGCCGTACGCGACGATCTCGGTGAACGCTGACCCGCTGACGTACGCGTTCGTGCCGGAGCTCTGCGTCGCGAAGTATTCGGTGCGGAGCTCGAAGGATCCGCTGCCGCAGGCCGACGGGTCGATCCTGCATCGTCGCTTCAAGACGGGGTACGAGATCGCGCTCACGATGGAGCTCTGGACGTCGAAGGACACGATCGCGTGCGACGACGACGTGACGACGCTCGGGGAGGAGCTCGACGGGGTGCTCTCGTCTCTGCTCAACGCGGGCGACAACGAGGGCCGGCTCATCTGGACACCGAGCGGCGCCGGCACGTTCCCGGGCGCGCGAATGTTCGATGACGTGCGGCTGCTAGTGGAGCCCGTCTCGAATCAGCAGGCGCAGGGCGCGATCCGGGTGCAGTTCGTGCTCGACACGGAGTACCCGTACGCGATCGATCAGACGCAGCAGGCGATCTCGACCACGGACGGCTCCGAGACGATCAACATGGAGGGCAATACCGACTTCTGGCCGGTGTTCAAGGTGTACGCCGGCGGGTCGCCGATGAGCTCGTTCGCGATCGCGAACGACACGACGGGGCTCGCGCTCGTGTACGACGGCACCGCGATCGGCGCCGGCGACTACCTCGAGATCTCGACGTTCCGTAACACGGCGTTCGTGAACGGCGACGGCGCCTCGAGGATCGACGGCTTCGACCCGGAGCTCTCCGACTTCTTCCCGCTCGTGCCGGGCGAGAACCTGATCAACTGCTCCGGCATGGACGAGCTCGTCACCCTCGTGAACAACGCGTGGGCGTGACCCGTGCCGATCGAGCCCAACTACTTCTCGCCGCTCTGGCGGTTCATCATGACCGAGCTCGACGGAACCGTCGTCACGTGGCTCGACCGGCTCGCGTCGCAGCGTCAGATGTCGTTCATCCTCAACGGGCCGGCCGTCTTCAACTGCGACGTGCCGAGCGACAACCCGGAAGTGAACCGGCTATGGGACGCGTCCGGCACGCTCTACGATGACGAGCCCTACGTCGCCGAGGGCGTGCGGCACGTGTACGGCTTCCGCCGCGAGATCTTCGACCCGGAGACGCTGCTATGGGTCTGCCGCTACGGAGGCGCCGTCCTACAGATCGAGGACGCCGCCGAGAGCGACATCGCGCGGTCGCGCGTGTCCGCGTACGACCCGTGGCAGCTTCTCTACTCGCGGGCCGTGCGCAACGTGGACGGCGAGCTCCCCGGCGAGGACGGCATCTCGTGGACGGCGACGAAGGCGAACGTGATCGCGGCGCAGCTTCTCCGCAACACGATCGACGCGGAGGGCACCGTGTACGTGGACGCCGGCACGACCTACTCGGGCACGGCGTTCTACGATGGCGACTTCGAGGATTGCCCCGAGGTCGATATCAACTTCCCGCCGGGCACGATGGTCGGGGAGGCGTGGACGACGCTCTGCTCGATGGCGAAGATCGACATTATCCTCTCGCCGCTATGGGATCCCGCGAACCGGCCCGGCTACCTCGCGCAGATGAACACGTACCCGCTCGCCGGCGAGGACAAGCCGACCGCGATCTTCGGGTGGGACAAGGCGCCCCGGTCGCTCGTCGGCGTGACCGACCTCGAGGACGGCACGCAGCGCGCGAACCTCGTCCAGTATTTCGCGGGGCAGGGCGGGCCGGCCGTGACGCCGGCCGAGGACACGACCTCGCAGGGGAAGTACGGGGTGTACGAGGCGCTGCAACACTTCCCCGGCATCGAGGGGGACGGGTGGACCGCGGCCGTCGAGGCGCTCGCCGAGGCCGAGGTCGCGCTCCGCGCGAACGGGCAGCGGACGGTCACGATCTCGCCGGCGCCGGAGCGCTCGCCGTCACCGTTCACCGACTACTACCTCGGCGACCGTGTGCCGGTCGTGAGCTCGAACCGGCTGCGGAAGGCGCTCGACGGCTATCAGCGCGTGTACGGCATCCCCGTCGAGGTCGATGACAACGCGCTCGAGACGGTGCGGTCGCTGCTCGCGTCGCCGCAGACGGGGGAGGTCGCATGACGCAGCTTGTCCAGCGGCGCACGTTCCCGGAGATCATCCGCGACCATCACACGCGGATCCGCCGGCTCGAGGCCGCGCCGGGCGGCGGCGGCGGGTCGGAGGCTGCCGGCTCGGAGTGCGATCGCTGCTACTACGTCAACCCGGGCGACATCTACGTCGAGCCGGAGTACCGGGATTGCACGGACGCGGCGGCGTCGTCGTTCTCGTGGTCGTCCCCTATCTGCGGCTTCAACAACGTCGCGATCGGGTCGATGCCGTTCGGGAAGTGCGGGATGGATCTCCTCGGGTACGGGATCGCCGTCCGAATCGTGATCGTGATGCAGGCGCCCGGCGACATGGAGAACGTCACTGTCAACGGGGTGGGCCCGACGTTCGGGATCCCGAGCCAGTCGCCGCTCATCTTCGACTCCGGTTGGTACATGATCGGCGATCAATGCGGGGGAAACTGCGACACGGACGTCACGATCAGCGCGTCGTTCTACGCGGCAAACTCGGGCTTCGGAAACTGCACGCTGAGCGGCACGTGCTACGCGAAATGGGTGCCTCTCAATGAGGACGGAGATTGGGAAGGGTCGCTCGAGGACATTCCCGCCGGCGAGTCGTACGGCGACGTCGTGTATTTCCTGCCGGGCGACGACGCGAGTAGCCCACGGTGGCGCACCGGGGCACGGTCGATCCCGTCGCGCGCGATCAGCTTCTTCAATAGCGTCCTGACGTCGATCTTCAATCTGTAGGGGAGGGAGGAGAGCAACATGGCCGACGCGTTCAAGCGGCTCTACCAGGGGCAGCCGGCGACCACGGCGGGAGGCGTGTCGCTCTACAACGTCCCCGACGACTTCTCGGTGATCATCAAGGACGTCGAGATCATCAACACCGAGGCCGAGGGCGGCGCGTCCGACACGATGACGCTATGGATCCTGCCTCCGTCCGTGGGCGCGGTCGCCGAGCAGTACCTCTGGCTCCCCGAGACGGTGATCGGGCCGCAGGAGTCGATCACGTGGGAGGGCTCGAAGGCGCTCGAGGCCGACTGCTCGATCTTCGGGAAGTCGAGCTCGGGCGCGATCCTCAACGTCATCATCACCGGAATGCTCGTAGACGAGTCCGTGCCTGCATGAGTCGATGGCACCGTCAGACAGCCGACCACGCCGCGACGAGCTCCGGCGGCTTCCGACGCAACCTGTTCGATCGGGCGCCGGCGCTGCATATCGGGAACGTCATCACGGCCGACGCGCTCGTGGACGACGTGGTGGTGACGCTCCCTCCGTGCGTGGCGAACGCGGGCCGTCTGTTCCTCGTGGTGCGGATCGACTCGACGGGCACCCTGTACGACGTGACCGTCGAGCCTGACGACCCGACGAACGAGAGCATCTCCGGGGCGAGCTCGTACGGGCCGATCGTGTCGCAGTACGGGAACGTGCTGCTCCTCGCGACCGCGCTCGGCGTGTGGATCATCGTCGCGGAAGGAGGCGCACCGTGACCGTCCCCTCCATCGCGCACGCCGGCAGC